TACCTTTCGGCACACAGTTCTTCATGCGAGTTTAGTCGTTGTTCTACTTCTTTAGGAGTTGTCATATTAAAATTCTACCCATCCAGTTATAATATATTTGTCTCCACCTATTGGTGGGTTTCCTCTATGTGTATGTGTGTAAGCTGCAGGGAATATAATGCAGTCGCCTTTTTGTGGTTTGTATCTATATTGTTGATAAAGAAACTCTGTTTCACCTGCTTCAAACTCATCATTAAGATATACAGTCCATGTTAGTAGTCTATTAGCTGAAGGTCTATCTGTAGTTTCAGCATGCCAAATATGATAACCTTGACCTGGCTTAGTCTTTTGTATTTTCATTGTATAAGACGTATGCTCACTAAATGTTTTTAATATATCAAATTGATCTGAGTATTGTTTATAACAATGTCCCCAAAACACACGATTAAATTCATTCATAATTTCTTTATCTGTATGATTTAATGGAAAATGTGGTAAGTATGTAGATGTATCTTGTTTTTCAGTTTTAGGAACACCATCATGTTTTTGACGATTTAATGTCATACCACCTTGTTCTGCTGCATTATAATAGTCTATAGCTTGATTACAAAACTCATCACTAAATGCTTTTTTATATACTTGTATAAATTGATCCATTAGTTATCCTGATAAAAATTAAATGCTATAGATATTCTATCATCTGCATTAGTTCCTTGTGTTACCATGTGTGGAACATCAGACTGAAATATAAATAAAGAATCTTCTATAGAATCGTATGTCATTAATTGATCTGTTAAAATGTTAGGATTTGATGGATACAAATTAATTGAAGACTTTGTTTTAGGAAAAAAAGCTAGTTTTCCTGAGTTTAAAGAAGCCTTTAATATGTATACACAACTAAATATAGCTCCTCCATGAATATGAGATTCTTGATAGTCATTACTAGAATATATATTCATCCATACATCTTTACATTTTAATGTAATATTAGCTTCATGTTTTAAAGCAAATTCTTTTACTTCATTTTGTACTTTATTGATTAAATCTTTAAATAAACTATCTTTTAAAATAACATCAGAGTCTATTGTATTGTATACAGGTGTTAGCCAATCTGTTTTACTGCAATTATTAAATTGTTTAATATCGTAACATCTATTTATTAAATCTTTTTTATATTTATCATTATTTAATAAATTAGTACTAATCGATATTGCAGTTGGAAATAAAAGATTTATTTGATTGCTCATTTAAAATATGGTCCTACTAACCATGTTACACAACTATATCTTATACCTTTTATAACAGGTTCAACACCATGTACCATATAACTTGGAAATACTAACACAGTTCCTTTTTTCTGAGGTGGATAATAAGGTCTTCCATCTGAGTTTAAAAAGAACTTACCTCCTTCAAAGTCATCATTAAGAAATGCTAATGCTGTTAATTTTCGTGTTTCATTACTGTGTGCATGAAATGTATCAACATGAGCATTATAGTGTCCGTCAGGTTTGTAGATTAAAAACTCAGTTTGATTAGCATGAGTAATCGTATATTGCCACCAATAATGATTAGCATTTAATCCTGTTGCCGTAAGTGTTGCACCTATTCCTACATTCTGTGGGAGTAAGACTCGTTCTGTATCACGAATACTTTTATTTATATTTCCTGAGTCACTACCAATAATTGGAGGCTCTTTTTTAATCTCGTCTTGTATATAAGTTTTAATTAAATTTTCACAAAAAGAATCTGTCAAATGATTTTCAAATATAGCACAATCTGTTAAATGTCTTAGTTTTTGAACTTGTCCTTGTTCATCTGTTATCTTAGATAGCCCTAATTGTTTTCTACCATCATACTTTTGGTCTGCATGAGGTCCATCTGCATCAACGTAATGTAAAAACACTTGAGCTTGCCATTGACCTTCAGTATACTTTTCTCGCCAATGTTCTACATCCATGCCACGATAGAGAACAGCATCACCTACTTGCATATCTACTTTGTTACCTGCCATGTAGATAGACCATACATCACCCTCAAAACCTAAGGTCACTGTTGCTGATATTTCACAAGCAGGTCTATCTTTATGTTTCTTTAATTCTTCACCAGGTTTGTATAGCCTAGCATAAGAGTAAGTAGGATATAATCGTTTACCACAAACTTTTTCAAAATGAGGTAATAAATCTTGTAACAAAGTATCAAATGTAATTGTACCATGTATAGCTTCTGATATAGGACATTGAATATCTTTAGTTGTTTCTCCTCGTTCTACATATTTATTTAACTCTTGAGTAAGTTCTCTACAATTATCTAAATCTAAAAATCCTTTTAAATGGACATATCCATTCTTATCAAAATCGTTGGTCACGATTATCCTTTCTATTTAAATACTACTGATTTATAATTTGTACTTTAGACCAAGTTTCTGTATCCCAGTTCCATTCGTATGCTTCTGTTGGATTACCTTCAGCATCAACTGCTAATTCACCTGCTGTAGATTGATCTACTGTTTCAGGTAGTTTTTTAAATACTGAAGTTACTGGATTATACCAGTATCTATCCATTTCTACTGTGTCAGGACAATCTTTCCACTGAAGTTTTGGATTTGTTTCAAACTCCTGACCTTGTTCTACAACTTCTAATACTCTATAGCCAGAGTCATCTTTTCCTCTAGGCTCTATTGTACTTACTAATGCTTTTTTAGCCATGTAATAACTCCTTATTAATATTCAACAACTACTACACCTGCCGCCCCACTTCCACCTGATTGTGCAGGGTTAGGACCTCTATAACCACCACCTCCACCTCCACCATAACTTCTACCAGGAGAAGCTCCAGGTTGAGAAGTAGGACCACTCCATCCTCTACCACCCCCTCCTAAATATGAGCTACCTCCTGCTCCTGAATGAGAAGGGGAGGCTCCTGAAGGAACACCATCAGTAGCTCCACCACCTATATTTAATTGTCCTCCTGATCCTATACCTCCTAAAGCACCCTGGTAATCTCTCCCTCCTGCTCCACCTGTTGCAGAACAGTAAGCACCAAATGAAGAAGTGCCTCCTGATGAACCAGTAGCAGTACTACCTGCTCCTCCATTTCCAATAGTTACAGGAACATTAGTACCGCTTGGAAAAGGAATTACTTCTATGGCTGTTCCACCACCTGCACCTCCTGTAGCACCTTTTCCTCCATCATTAAAACCTCCACCTCCACCACCACCTCCAACTACAGTAACTTTAACTTTAGTAATGTTACCTGGATTAGTCCATGTGCCTGGTGAAGTAAATACATCCATGCTAGAAAAGCCGCCTGCTGCTACAGCAAGAGTAGTCCATGTCATTGTACCATCACCATCAGAGGCTAAGTACTGTCCTGCAGTACCATTACCTGGAACATTAAGTTCATCAGCACCTACAGCATTAGAAGCAATAGAATCAGCATTAACTGCTCCAGTTGCTATATGTTCATTACCTATTGCATCATCTGCAATTTTAGTTCCATCAACTGCATCTGCATCTAGCTTAGCTGTTGTAATAGCACCATCATCTATTTGTGCTGTATCAACAGTATTTAATGAAGCTAATGCTCCATCTGCTGAATTGACGTATGCTTTAATTTGTGATCCAGTAACTTTCTTACTGGTACCTGCTTCGTTTATTTCAAACTCATTGGCATCTGCTGCTACCGATGCTGCTGTTAAGTCTGAGATTTTAATGTTTGCCATCTTTTAATAACTCCTTTTCCAAGCTCCGTTAGTGTGTTTGTAAATTTTAATATTACCAGTCCAAGCTCCATTCCATTTAACATAAGGAAGAAACTCTTTCCAAGATCCATCATCTTTGTAGTAAGGTTCAGATGAGAATAATGTTTTGTCACCATCACCAATTAAAGTAGCTGCTATAATGTTACCTTCAGCCTGAATGCTTGTTCTTACATCAGTACCATTTTCAAGTACTCTTGAATCTCCTGCTTCGGTAATTCTAAATACTTCGGTACTTCCTCCTTCAACAACTCCAAATCTAATTCTTAAAGATGAACTTGCTAAGGATCCTGCTGATGATAAAGCTGATACTCCGTATCGTATTCTAATACCATCAGAAGTTGTAGTACCAGTAGCACTTAAAGAAGAACTTGCTAACTGTGTAACTAAAGGTAATGCTGCTACGCTACCTGTTGCATTAACTGCTGCTACTCCAAATAAGACACCTACTCCTGCATTCAGCATAGAGCCTTGTGTACTTAAACTTGCATCTGCATGTGTGGTTAAAGAACCTACACTAGCTACACTCCCTGAAGCTGATAGGGAAACCTCTCCCTCATTAAAACCTTCAGTAGACCGAGAGAGACCATCT